GGTGTCTTTGCGTTTTTGTTTTCACTCATGCCCTACCCCCAATCGCCTTGGCGATGGCTTCATGAGCCTCGCGTTCTATCGTCTTGGCCCAGTGCCCGTTATCTATCAAGCATATGTTGAGGATCGTGTTGAGTGCCTTCAGCAGATCCTGATTGACCTCATGCAATCGGCGCAGTTCGACGGCTGATTCCCTGCCCGTGCTATTGCTTATTCGTCCTTGCACAAACTCAGCGTCCAGCGCATCAGCCAGCCGCAAGGCTTCGGGTTCTGTGCTCATGTGTTCTTCTCCTTTAGCTTGGCTTCGATGGCTTGAATAAAGTCAACGGTGTAAGCGCCAAACATAATGGGGTTTTCATCGCATAACGGCTTGAGTTCCTCATCCGTCAGCCCAACCCATTGCTTTGGTGGTGCGGCGTAGAGGGGTTCTAATTCATGGTCAGCAAAAGCATGCGACTTAGTTTTTAGGACAGACACAGACCCATCAGACCAAGTTTTCAGCCACAAAACTGGCTCTTGCTCTGTCTCTAGTGCTTGGCGCAGGGCGGTGATGACTCCTTCTAGTTTTTGGTCGCAATACACGTCATCCGCAATCTCGTTCAACATATCAAGCGCCAGTTTCATAGCCTCTCTGCTCATGTGTTCTTCTCCTTTGGTTTGCTTGAAATACAAGTGACCGTATACGCTTTCCCGCATTGACACTGCCACGCTGTAGGCCCTGGCTCATGCCGCCCCACTAGCTCTTGCGGTTGTCGCAGTACGGTGATGCCGAGGGAATGGGCGTAATTAAAACCTGTACCTTTACCTGGCGATACTGCGGTCTTTTGCTTTTCCTCCAGTGCTTGGCGTAGTGCGGCGATGGCTTGCTTTTTGCTAATAAGCCAAGCAAGACTTGTTGGATCACTCTCCAAAGCCTCAAGCGCCATCTGCATAGCTTCTCTGCTCATGTGTTCTTCTCCTTTAGCTTGGATTCAAGTGCTTTGGTAATCTTTACCCAATAATTTCGCTCTGCAAACTGCCCGCTAATTACTTCCCCAATCTCCTCATCCGTCAGCCCAACCCATTCTTTCGGTGAGCGGTACAGGGCCATACCAACGGGTAAAACAAGGGCGGGATCAGTTGGCTGTATGACGCAATGTCCGTTATGAAATCCTGTTATGTACGCCACAGGCTCCCATCTACTTTTAATCTTTTTTATGTCGTCTGGTGTGTGGGCTCGCGCTTGCGCTTCGGCCCAAGACTCTCTAAGCCAAGCCATCCACTCGTCTCTTGTCATCATGCCTGATCGCTTGCGTTCATCTTCCATGTCTCTTTATCCTTCATACGTTGTTCGTACACTTCCATTAACAACTCAGCAGCTTCTTTGATCTTGAACTTCTCTGATGTGCAGTAGTCAGGTAAGCCCTCGGCGTAGCCTTCAAGCCATGCGGCAAGCATGGCGAACTTGTAGTCGGGGCTCATTCTTTTTCCCCATTCAACAATCGTGCAATCTCACGGTCGATATACCAACGGGCTTTACGCAAGTCTTCAACCTGCTCGCCTTTCAAACCCGCACGCCATAAATATTTAATAGCGTTACCAACATTGAAATTCATGTGCTCGGTAATCTCGATGCACTCCACACCGCTAGGGTGCTCGGTGTAATGCTTGGGGTGGTTAACTGGGTCGTGCTTCATAAAATCCTCCATCCTTTCAGTTCATCTGTCCAACTACGTTTCCATAACTGCATCGTGCTAAGTCGTGCACCAAGCTCGACTAATTCGGACGTTGTGTATTCAACCCGTTCTGTCCAACGCCCTGGCCCTACCCACTTATGTTTCTCGGTGTAGTGTGGGTACAAGGGAAAATTATGTAGAAAAAATATCGGTTGTGTTTCTGTTTCTGCTGGTTTGTTTTGATTCATTAAACTCATTTTGATTTTCCTTTTACTGTTGACCACGAACTACGTAATTGCTTGTCATGCCAACGCTCATCTACTTTTCCCTCCATCATTGTTTGTTGGTACTTCATCTTGACGTGATACTTTTCTTTTGTTTCTTGCCTTACCTTAGCGTCATCCACCATCGACATAAACGTATCCATCTTGCTCTTACCTAACCACGCAACAAGCTCATCATCAGTCATCTTGCTGTCCCACAACTTATCGCTGAGCTTGGGCAAATACGCTGCTACAAAACGCGCAACAGTGACCTGCTGCTGCTTGCCATAACGTGGTGTACGTTTGAGTGTGTTCAACTTCTCGTATGTGATGTTGTTGTCTTGCACAAAGATACGCGTGGTTTTATTCATGTACATGTGGCGCGGTGCTCGCCACACCTTGATTAAGTTTCTGTCCCACAACTCCTGCAACACCTCGTCGTGGGCTTCGGCAAACAGATCATTGAGCAGGCTCATCTTGCTCTCTCCGCTTCATCATTTCATCAGCGACACGGTAGGCGAAGTCAGCGAACGCTTCTTCGGGTTTGTACTGCGGCATCTGCCCCCACTTACCTGCAAGTATTCCCGTGATGGCAGCTTTGGCAAACTCGTCACGCAACTCAGATCTAGTATTAAGCGCAAACTCCACGTTGTCTGATATGACTTCCAAGGCATATGCAATTCTGGTTGGCATATCTTCAATTAAGTTTTGAACCTCCGGTTCTGGCAAGCTTCTCATTCCACACCTCCACTTAGTCTGAATTCAATACGCGCCCTATCGAGCGCAGCGATACGTTTGCGCTCTGCAATAACTTTTGGATCTTTCCACGGATAGGGTTGTTTAAGAAGTCGCCACTGTCTTTTGAACGTTTCGAGTACGTTTGTGCTTTCGCTTGTCGTCTTGATGTGCATCTCTAGCTCCTGTCATGTTGAATGGATCACTGAAAAAAGGCTCAGGTATGGTCACCCTTGTCTTGGCAAACTTCTTGCAATACATCTGGTCTTCGTTCTTCTGAAATAACTTCTCCTGTTTTGTAGGTTCCATCGTTATGAATTTGTAGTGCCGCTCTGCCGTGATGTACGGCCTGTCGGGATCTTTCTTTAAGAAACTTTCAACACACCCCAACCGCGTGAGTCTGGTCATCAATGAGTAGACAGTGTTCTTGTCTAGCTTCACTTGCAACGCAATCTCTCTCACGGTTGACGGGGTTGATCGTTTCTTAACGTACTTGAGTACCTTGAGTTGTTTATCGGTCAGGGGCTGTGGGGTCATCAGTCCGCTCCTTTAGCCATAACACTGCGCAGCGTGAATGAAACAACGCTTCTTCTGCATGATGTAGTGCCTGTTCATAACGCCGCTCGTTAACGTACTCATACACTTCTTTTAACTCTCTGTGCGCTTGCATGAGATGTTCACTTATATCTTTCATAGCTTTCCTTTATCGTTACCAAAAGAACTTGCGTGGTAGTCCAGCAAATTTAGGCAGTGCCTCAAGTTTGTCCGGCGTGTCGAGCGACACGGCTTTTAACAGTGCGCGTTCAAGCGCAGCGAGGAACTGCTTATCCGTAATGTTAGACGCAAGTGCCTGCGGAGAGTCACGAAGTGACTGACCATTTATCGACCAGCGATTGCCGACTATCAGGTCATTTGTTGTGAGATATGTTGAGTACAAATTATCAAAGACTGCCTGCCCCACTTCGTTGAGTATCAGCTCGATCTCGTCATTGATTTCACTGATACGAAGTGTGCGTTTCAGGTTGTTGATCTCTGAGGCTGCTATAGATATTTTGAACGGTACAACTTCACACCATGACGCGTTAGCACGATAAGTCTCCAAGCGATACAAGGCCAACAACTTGAGGGTTTTAATCTGCTTACGAAACGCAGCGCGTTCTTGTTTACGCTCATCAGACACTACTTGTTTGTGTACGGGGATGTGATCGGACTCACTGACAACAAGCCGTCCTGTCGGGCTGAACTTGAGCATGGCAGAGAACAACATACCGCTATGATTAATCTCTGGGTGATCGCGCGTGTAGTGATAGTGCACGTGGTGGTTGAACGGCACGACGTAGTGTTTGTCATCATCGCCCATGTAACTCGCCACCTGCCCACCGTAGGTGTTTGGGATATTGCGTGCAAGAAACTTACGAGAAGTCATCGAGTCATATCCACGGATATACACGAGGCGATAGCCGAACTGATCGGGCTTCATGTAGCGGATCATCTTGGTGTGGTACAGACACACATCGAAGTAAGCGTCTCCTGCACCGCGCTCAAGTCTGTACTGCCACGATGCTACATTCTTGAGCGGTCGCTCGTGGTCGCTCCACTTCTTTGAACGTGGGGGCTTAGGTGTTTTATCAAACCACTTCTTGGCTTGCTCGTACGATGTGATTGCGGGTAATGCCCATACGTTTGCTGAAAATGCCATGATTACTCTCCTTGTAAAGTTGTTGTTGAGTAGACGTGATGTCTACTCATGTGTGCTTACTATTCAACCGCAACGCAATACTTGAATGGTGTCCCCCGAACGGCAGGTTCTAGCGTTGCCCTTACCCCAGTTTGTTACGCACCATGCAGCTACACAACTGAGCAGTGCTGCGTGCTCAAACTTATCAATCGGCACGACTGCCACATCGCCCACGTCTAAATCTTTGAGATAGGGTTTGAAGTGATTGGTCACAGATCCGTAAGCGTGTGTGCTCTTACGCTTTTTAGTTCCTTTCTCGGCAACCACTTTCAGATCGCCGTACTCGTTACCTGCTACGTCAATGATCTTGTACTGACACCCTGTCGCTTTGAGCAGCTTGATGGCTTGCTCGATGGTTTTTGCAGTGATGGCTAACTGCTGAACTGGTTTGGTTGTGCTCATGAGATGCTCCTGTCTGTTGTAAGAAGAAAGTGACACTGGTTGAAAGAGGTCGAGTTGCGTCATGTTTAGATCCTTCCTTTGATGTGAACGGCTTTACCCTGTGGAGGAACGAAGGCTTCGTTGTCAACGACGCCCCACAGCGCAGCACAAGGCACGACTGCACTGTTACCATCGAGATAGCCATCGGTCAGCCACACAACGGCACGCGGCTTGTACTGCTTCTCAGCGATATATTTCACAACACATTGTGGTGTCGTGCCGCCCCCACCCCTTGGCTTCATGAGCGTAGCGATTGAGTGATACTCGTCGGGCTTAAACAACTGCTCGCCACACACGGATGTGTCCCACCAGATAACGCGCAGTGCATCGGGCATAACAGTCTGTGCGATCTGTGCAATCTCACCGAACAAGATGGGATAGATCGGCCCCATCGAGCCTGACGTATCACCGGCGATAATGATCTCGCCTTTGTTGTATGCGAAGTGTGAGGGCAGCAAGATGCCAAGCGGTGCGAAACGTTTGTTAGGTGGCACGAACCGTGAGTGCTCATCGCCCTTACAGATTGTGTCGAAGAACTCGCGCATGTGCTGACGCCACTCGGTGTTACGTTTTGTAGCGTTGAGGTCAAGACGCCCACCGCCTTTGCCGTTACCCGCTAGCTTCTCAGCAAGCAGCTTGCCCTGCCTCCCTGCCTCGTCAATTCTGCGATGTGCTTCTTCTGCTTCACTATCACCGAGCTCATCAAACAAGTGATCGTCGAAGCCATCCTCACCACCGCCCTCACCGCCCTCATCGAGCAAGTCACGCAGCACACGCAGAAAGCCCCAACCCTTGTACTTATCATCAACGAGTGGCGGTACGGTGGGACGCTCGACCCATGAGAACGCAGGATCAATCTCCTCGATCATGCCGTTGATTACATAGTCCATCGCTTTGTTGGACTCTCTTGGGTAGCGTGTGCAGACATCTTTATACTCGACGCAGTGCTTGAGCATCTTGTGCAGGTTCTCGTGGATGCGGACATAGCGCATCTGCTTGCGGTTCTGTGCAAGCACGAACTCAGGGTTGTAATACTCATCACGACCATTAGTCGCAGCCGTGGGCAGACGGTCAGTGATCCCCACCGTACCTATCATCGCCACACCACTGAGCTGAGCAAACAACGCGTTGCGCGTAAGGTCAACACCCACAGCCGTGATGCGCTCACGTGGGGTCATGGTGTTATATGTCATGTTGTTCTCCTTGAGTTATGGGGGCATGTGCCCCCGTTAGTGAAACAGTTATTAAAAGGCAAACTTATTGAGCAGCGCGTCCACGTTCTTGCGCACGTCCTCACGGACGGACATGTTGTTGCGTAACTCTTTAGCGTCCACCCCCTGCAAGGTCTGCACCAGCCCCGCACGTGCTTGCTCAAGTGTGTGGTCGTTGATGATGTTCAGACTCTTGACCATCTCGCACAACTCAAGCGCACCCGTGACGAGTGAGTCGTGGAACTTGCGCGTCTTATTCTCCCCGTCCACGTTGTCGTACCCCAGTCTGTCCTGCATACGCGTCAGATGTGTCTTGAGTCGCTCACGTACGTCAGCCATCGCAGCCTCGACACGCTCGTCAGCGAGCTTGGCTAACTTCTCCTGAAGTTCTTTCTGAGCGTCATTGCCCACATCAACACGGAAGTCACCCGCACGTGGCACAGGCATATAGTTCACACGGAAGGCGAACTTACCCTCAATCGCATCCACATCAGGGTAGTCGTCACGCTTGAACATGTCACCGAGCGCCATCGCTTGTGCTGTGATGAGCGAGGGATACACATGGATAAAGTCCTCCACGTATGAGAAGAACGTGTTCTCAGCGTCAGACATGCGCTGATTGAATGTGATGAAGTTCGCTGTGGGCAGCAGCCTGATACCACTGTCTGACCACGGCATGGTGTTCTCGTACACGTATGTGCGGATGCTGTTGATGTATGTCTGAATGACGTCCAGCTCGTTGCGCCCTGCAAGCAGGTGCTTGTTAACGCGTGCTGCATCTTTAGCAGCAGCGTTCTTAGATGTGACCACCTCGTCGGTTGTCTTTCTGTCCAGCTTGCGTGCTGTCCACACGGAAGCGTTGAACTCCACGAGCATGGCGCATGTGTCGATGTTAAAACGTGTTGTCGTGCTTGTTGTCATGATGACTCTCCTTGGTTTTATTTACTTCAGTTGAGGGAAACGAACTTCTTGTTCTCAGCGAGCAGTTCAGAGAACGCGCTGACTGTGACGTACATACTGACCTTGGAACTGTTAGCGATAGCCGCAATGAACATCTGCCTGATCTCCTCACGCATACGCTTGACGTATGTGGTCACAGCGTCTGCCTCCTCACGTGTGTTAGCAAGAGCGACGAACTGCTGCGCTTGGATAATCTGTGCGACTGGGTCGCTAACGAGTGGTGCGTTGTGTGGGTCGTGCTTGATAAGGCTGAAGTCTGGCAACGTGTTGCCAAGTCTTATTGTTGTGCAGATATTCTCTGCGAATGGGCCGATAGCACCCCACAGTTGAGCACGTACGAGGTTCATGCCCACATCATCAAGTGTCTTGACAATGTCAGACGCTGCCTCAAACGAGCGTGGTGATGCGTAGGCGTCCTGCATCTCACGTGGGTTGTAGATGAGTGGGTTGTCTTTAGCGAGTGGCTTGCCTGCATACTTGCCACCCTCCTCATAGTCGAGGAATGAATCAAACACTTGAGGGTGTTTGACCAACGTAGCAATCACGCGATAGTCCCACCCCTTGCGCTCAGCATACGCACGTGTCTCGTCAAGTGTAGGTTTACGCATCTTGACTCGGATGAGTCGGTTGCGGATGTGTGCAGGGATGTTGTCACCAAGTCCCTCGATGCCGAGGTTAGTCGCCGTGATGACGAGCGACCCTTCGGGGAAGTGATAGTCACCGTTCCGATAGTTGTAGATCAGTGGTGCGAGGATGTTCTTCACATAAGGCGCAGCCTTGGCGAACTCATCAATGAAACACAGCACAGGACGTGAGCCGTTAACGCCGAGCCGGTTGGTTTTACTCAGACCGAAACGCTCGTTGGGCAGCTCGCGTGACACACCTGCCTCACGGTCAATGTCAGGCATCCATACTGAGCCGTCACTGAGTTGTGTTGCGTCGATAGGATCGACAGCTATGTGGTTGGCGAACTGAGGATCACGGCGCAGCGCGTGGTACACGGCAGTCTTACCAATACCGTTCTCACCCTCGATGAGGATGGTGCGCCTGATGCCCTGCTTGTAGTGGGCCTTGATGATGGTCACGATCTCGTCGAACGAGAGAAAGATTGATTGATCCATAGTTAACTCCTTGATTTATATGTGTATGTGCTGCTAAGTACGTTATACAACAGGTGTGGGTGTATGTCAAGTATTAGACATTTAGTTCTCCTAAAGATGTTTGTGTAAGGTAGACGTGTTGTCTACCTTACAGGGGCGGTGTGTTTACTCGTCGTTGTTGTGGACTATGCGTACGGTGAGGCGACTGAGCGCGGTGTCGAGCTTCTCCTCAAACATCTCATCAAACATGTCACGTACTGCGCTGTCTGAGATGAGGTCGTTCTCACTGATGGCGTCATCAATCTGTGAGCTGAAGTCGTGGTTAGCCACAGCCTCTGCAATGACATTCTCGAAGTCGTAGTCCTCGATGGCTGAATCTATGAGTGCCCTAGCGTCAACCCCAGCCAAGAAGTCGTGCGTGTGGTCGTCCACTCTGCTCTCCACCATCTTGTCGAACCATGTCGATGCTTGCAGCAGGGTCTCAAGTGACTGCTCCATCTCAGGCTTGCGCTCGTGCATCTCTGCCTCAAGCTTGTCGAGCCTGACGTGTATGTCACGTATGAGTCCGAGTTCACCGATACGGTGAAAGATGTGGTTAGTAATAGCGGTGATGATGCCGTCAATAAGTTTGATGTTGTTAGTGTCCATAATATTCTCCGTTTGTATAAGATGTTTGTGAGTGTGTATGAATGGTGTGGATTAGCTGCTCATGGTGTTAGCTCCTCTGGTATATCAATGTCATCGCCAAGTTTTGATGCCACGTAGCAGCGCATGGCAGCAATCAGGGGCGTGGGGCCGTATGCGAACTGATACCCCGCGCCTTTAGCCATGATGCTGCCACGCGCCTCCCACTCCCGCCCAAAGCTGCATGGTGCATTTCGTTGCAAACCGATCTCCTCCCGCTCAATGATCGGCCCGCCTTGTGCCCAGTCGGCTGATGGTGAATATCCGTCCTCATCTCCCCGACGCGTCTTGCGGTGCCCGATGACTTGGTTCTGGCCCTCGCCATCCCACACCCACCAGCCTGCTTGCATGGACGCGGGTGCGTCTTTGCGGAACCCCATCGGGTCCAGCTTCAGCGGCAAGTCTTCGCACTTCGCCACCGCCCAATCAAGTGCAGCACCCGTTAGTTCACTCGTCTTAATTCTCATCATCGTTCTCCTCACCTTCAGTCTCTTTTAAGGCCATGCTGTACAGCTTCAAGCACTCATCAGCGCATGTGGCTGCGTCGATGTAACCCTGATCACGTAGTTCAACCACGGCAGCTTGTGCTTTAACTGCTGTGTCCCATATGTCGAGCTTGTGCTGCCATATGCTCGTTGTCATGTTTGCTCTCCTGTGAGTCCTTGTTAATTACTACTTAACTTCACCTTCGACGCGCACCTCCACGTCGTAATCATCTGCATCACGCATGATGATCTGCCCTACATCGTCCCATGCTTGCTTGTGTGCGTCCTCGATAGACTCAGCGTCGATATAGACTGTGTAGTACTGCTGTGCCATCACTAATACTTCAAACGTTTTCATTTCACGCTCCTCGGTTCTTGGTAGTGTGCGCACCCAACGCGTGCTGGATGTGCGCTTGGTTAAATATCTTCATGGCGTTACTAACAGTATGGTCAGCGCTATACCTAGCGCGAAGGCTATGGCGTAGCCAATCAGGGTGTCCCAAGTTTCGGGTGTCATATCTTTTCTCCTTGAGTTGTTGGCGTTAAGTAGACGGGTTGTCTACGTTGTTTGTGTAGGGTGTGTTTGGTATGAGTTGTTTGGGTGGGCGTCCTCGCTTGCGTGGTGGGGTGGATAGTTTGGCGCTGTGTTTAGCGTCACGTTGTTCTTGCTTGAGTTGTTGGGCTTGTTGTTCGCGTATGGCTTTCTCCAGTAAAAAGAGTTTGATGTCAGCGGGTTTGAGTGAGAGGTACTTACGCATGGCGTGGTGCATCTTCATGTACTCACTCTTGCGCCTGCTTTCTTCCAGCTTGCGACGCTTGAGTTCGTTGTCGTAGGCGATGCGGGATATGTCGCCTGCCGAAAAGCGGTTGGCTAATTCGTTGCGTGTGAGTTCACGTAAAGGCTTGCGAGGGGGTCGGCATTGACGGCAGAGCTTGGATTCAACCCACGGTAAACGCTTGCCTGATAGCCCTTTTGCGATGGCTTGAGCGCGTGTTCCAAGGTACCTGAAATGGGTCGTCGGGAAGGTGTTTTCGCACTTGATACAGCGTTGGGTGTGGGTTGTTTGAGCGTGTGACATGTCTAATCCTTTACAAAATAAATCAAAAGTGTCCACTTTGTCCAGAAAGAAGTGGACAGTAGTTTACCCAATAAACACGGGGCTTCCAAGCGAAAACCGCCGGATCTTAATCGGAGGAAGTGGACACAAATCACAGCATACTTCATTCAGAAAACGGGAAAAGTGTCCAGATGTCCACCAAAATCCGGAAGCTTCAACACTTAAGGAAAAAAAGAGGAAAAGGAAAGCGATGGGCAACTGAGTTAGCCTATAAAAATAATAACACCTAAATAAATACGTATATATATATAGTAGACAGATAGACAGATATATATAGAAGCCCCGTGGGACGGGGCTTTGCGCTTGTCTACGCCAGTGTCCACGTGTACAAAAAGCTGGGTTCGACTGGACGCGACAAAAAAGGGGTATTTTTCTCCACAATACGTTGTGGAGAACTTTATTGAGAATTATTTTCATTTAGCCATAAGTGCTTTTTGTGAGTGTTTGTTTTTGCGAGGAGCTTGAGGAGCTGCTCGGTGTTTGGTGGGCGTGTGCCAACGACAAGGTCGTCTTGCTTGAGGGCTAGCATCTGGCGCTCGGTTAGTTGTTGGCGTTCAAAGGTTATGTACCAGTTGGGCTTGGGTTTGGACATGTTAGTTCTCCTAAAGATGTTGGTGCTAAGTAGACGGGATGTCTACTTAGCGGTGGGTGAATCAAAGGGCTGCTTTGAGTGCGCGAATTTGTGCAGGTGTTAACTCCTTGTGGATGCGAGCGAGTAAGAGCGCGACCTTGTCAGTGCGTTTCTTGGGCTTGCTGCTTGGGTTGCGTGGCTCAGTGAGACCGAGGGATTGCATGATGCGGTTGATCTGCTTTTGGCGCATGGTGTAGTCGGTGTGGTCTTTGTTGTAGGCGATGCCAAGGCCAATGTCTGCGCCACGTGTGCGGGCTGTGTAGAGCGATCCTGCGCCGTCGTAATAGAACTCATCACATGCCACGATGAGCGTGTGTAGAACGGTGTGAAAGTCCTCGCCTTCCACGATAGCTTTGAGTTCACGCACTTTGTCCGCGAAGGACTCGCCTGCACGAAAGACGGCGAATGTGGCTTTCTTGATTGCTTTGGTATCCATAGTAGCTCCTTACGTAGACATGGTGTCTACTTAGTGGTGCACCACGTACACGTGTGTGGGTGTGCTTGTGGTGCAGATGTTTTGACACGACGACGAACTTGCGAAAAGCCTCGCTTTCTCGCTGCCGCACAAAACAAAAAGCCACGCAATCGGCGTGGCAACGAATGGCTGAGCAACTCCCAACCATGAATCTATTATACCATAACGTGTTTTGGAGAACTCTAGGGGGTTATGCTGTTTTGCGACTTTGCGACCCCACTACTCCCGTACCACCCCAAGATATGCAACGTAGTGGCGACGGTATATGGACACTATTTCACTCCAACACCACAATATTTCTGTAAAACCCCAAAGCATTTACAAAATCCATAACGCATATCCCCCAAATCCATAACGCACCCCCTCCAAAACTAAACGCCCACCCCACAAAAATTTTAAAAAAATTCCTACAGCTTTTGTCAAATATTTGACACGTACCCTCAAAAAAATCCCGGCGGGGGGCCGGGAAAATCGTCGGTCACCAAACCAACTCAAGGAGAGTAGCTATGGACAAGCTACGCGCTCATCATAAACTAGCTATTGCATAAGCGTCAATAAAACAGTACCCTACGCAGACTTTATGAGGTGCCCCTGCGCGAAAGCGCTATTTTTCCCTCACATGTTTGATCATCTTATTACGCCAGCGCTGTACGACGACATGCCTGAACTCACGCATGTTGATAACGCCACGCCCCAAGAATTATTGGACGCTCAGATAAAGACGGCGGACTTCTTGGAGTCAATAGGGGTGGAGCCTGAAGAGAAAGTAGAAGCTAAAGCGCAACAGAAGTCAGCACAGCTTGCGTTTACGGCTATGGCAGCAGGCGCTCCCGCAGAGAAAGTTAAGCAGCAGTTGCTGTCTAACACCACGCCAGAGGCGGTAAAACATCTTGTTGGGATGCTGACAGCGTATGACTGGGCGTTTGTTGAGCAGGCGCGGCAGTTAAGGGGTTATGCGGTCGCAAAGATATTGGAAGATACGGAGCACCCAGACCCCAGGTATCGGCTGAAAGCGCTGGAGATGTTGGGGAAGGTCACTGAAGTGGCGCTATTTACTGAGCGGGTGGAAGTTAAAAAGACAGAACTCAGTGACGAAGAGATTGAAACAAAAATAAAAGACAAGCTTGGTAAATATATGGGCGCTATTGAAGTGACAGCGCAAGAGAAAACAAGTGAATCTTAGTAATCAGGAAGTCGAAGCGCTTAGAAAAGCGTTGCCATTAATGCCTGCGGAAGAAAAACTGGAGGTATTAACATTATTAGATGAGCACGAACGCCGTAAAAATATTAAAAGTGCGCGTAAATCATTATTATCTTTTGCGCATCACGTATATCCAGGATTTAAAGAAGGCGCACACCACAGAAAATTAGCCAAAATATTTGAAGACGTGGTAGCAGGGCATAAAAAACGAGTCATTATTAATATTGCCCCACGTATGGGTAAATCAGAGTTCTCCAGTTATTTATTTCCCGCTTGGTTTTTAGGTAATTTCCCAGATAAAAAGATTATTATGGGGACGCACACGGCGTCTTTATCGGAGGATTTTGGTCGTCGTGTAAAAAACTTGGTAGACGCCGATGAATATACGCAAGTTTTTCCAAAAACGGTCCTCGCAGAAGACCAAAAAGCTGCCGGAAAATGGTCTACCGGAGCTGGAGGTCAATATTATGCTGTTGGCGTTGGCGGCGCTCTGGCTGGGCGTGGTGCTGATCTGTTTGTTATTGACGACCCTCATTCTGAACAGGACATAAAAGCGAATTCACGGCTGACTTTTGATCAGGCGTGGTCATGGTTTCAGACAGGCCCACTCCAGCGCTTAATGCCAGGGGGAGCTATTATCGTTATTATGACCCGATGGAGTTTAATTGATTTAACCGGGCGATTAATTGATTATCAAACTAAAAATCCAGAATCAGATACGTGGGAAATAGTTGAATTACCTGCCATACTTAATGAAAATGAAGCTAATGAAAAATCATTATGGCCCGAACAATGGCCGATTGACCAATTAAAATCTAAAAAAGCGGGTATGGACCCGCGATATTGGCAGGCGCAGTATATGCAGCAGCCTACGAGCGATGCTGCGGCGGTTATTCAACGCAATATGTGGAAATTATGGGAGTACGAAGACCCTCCACGCTGCGAATATATTATTCAGTCTTGGGATACGGCGCACGAAACGAAAACAACCTCTGACTACACCGCTTGCACGACGTGGGGAGTCTGGTACAACGACGAGGACGGCGGTTCGCCCAATATTATTTTGCTTGATGCGTTCAAAGCAAGAATGAATTTCCCTGAATTGAAGGAACGGGCGCTGACTATGTACAAGGAGTATGAGCCTGACGCGGTGGTGATCGAGAAAAAGGCGGCAGGGGCGCCACTTATTCAGGAGTTGCGACGGGTAGGCGTTCCTATTCAGGAATTTAGTCCATCCAGGGGTAACGACAAGATGGTGCGCGTGAATGCAGTTGCTGATATGTTTGCCAGCGGTAAAGTTTGGGCACCTGATACGCGCTGGGCGCGGGAAGTCATCGAGGAGATTGCAGCATTTCCTGTTGGCGAACATGATGACTACGTGGATACAGCGACACAAGCGCTACTGCGCTTCCGACAAGGCGGTTTTATATCACTACCCAGCGATGAACCAGATGATATACGATACTTCCGTGGGTTTCGTGGACAAAAACGCGGCTACTACTTAAGTTAGGACAGATCATGGCAATCAGCAAACCACTATATGAAATGCCCCAAGGCATCGAGATGCTTGCGCAGCAAGAAGCGCCCATTGAGATTGAAATCGAAGACCCTGAAAGTGTTAGTGTGGGTATTGGTGGGGTGGAGATCGAACTAACGCCTGAAGAACCCACAGAAGATACGTTTGACGCCAACCTTGCAGAGTTTATGCAAGAAGCTGAGTTGCAGAAGATTGCTTCGGACATTATGGAGTTGATCGAGGCTGACATCAACTCACGCAAAGATTGGGTTGATACCTACGTCAAAGGTTTGGATGTACTGGGCCTGCGCTATGACGAGGTGACTGAGCCTTGGGATGGTGCCTGTGGTGTGTTCTCCACATTACTTACTGAATCAGCGATTCGCTTCCAAAGCGAATCCATTATGGAGACTTTCCCTGCGGCTGGGCCTGTTAAGACCAATATTATCGGTGCGTGGAACCCCAAGGTAGAAGAAGCTGCCAAGCGTGTGCAGGCAGACATGAACTACCAGCTTACAGACAAGATGCCTGAGTATCGCTCCGAGCATGAACGGGCGTTGTGGGGTGTGGCGCTGGCGGGTTCGTCATTTAAAAAGGTTTACTACGACCCCTCATTAGAGCGGCAAGTCTCATTCTATGTACCTGCTGAAGATGTGATCCTACCTTATGGGGTGACTAACATTCGGCGCACGGATCGTCTGACGCACATGATGCGTAAGACCAAGAATGACATCAAGCGGTTACAGGCTAGCGGGTTTTATCGTGATGTGGAGTTAGGTGAGCCTGATCCATCACAGACAGATATTGAGAAAGCTAAGGCGCAGAAAGAAGGTCAGCAGCCGACAAAAGATGAGCGGTATCAGATCTGTGAAGTGCACATCGAGTATGACTTGCCGGGGTATGAGGAGGAGTTACCGGTACCGTACGTCATTACGATTGATAAAGGCACTAACAAAGTTCTCGCTATTCGACGCAACTACCGCGAGGATGATCCTCAGAAACGTGCTCGTCAGCACTTCGTACACTATATATACATCCCTGGCTTTGGTGCTTACGGCTTTGGGTTGATTCATATTATTGGTGGCTACGCCACAGCAGGCACGATGCTGATCCGTCAGCTTGTGGATGCAGGGTCGCTATCGAATCTTCCCGGTGGGTTGAAATCCAGAGGGTTGCGTATCAAGGGTGACGACACACCGATTGCTCCGGGTGAATGGCGTGATGTGGATGTGCCGGGGGGTGCAATCAGGGACAACATCCTGCCGCTGCCTTATAAAGAACCCAGCCAAGTCTTATTAGCTCTGCTTAACCAGATCACCGAAGAGGCGCGACGTTTAAGTGGTATGGCTGATATGAAGATCAGCGATATGTCGAGTCAGGCTCCGGTGGGTACGACGCTGGCACTGCTTGAGCGGCAGTTAAAAACGATGGGGGCTGTGCAGGCTCGCATTCATGCGGCGATGAAAGAGGAGTTCAAGCTCCTCAAAGAGATCATCCGTGATTACACATCGCCTGATTACAGTTACGTTCCGCAAGATGGCACCCCGCAGGTTAAGGCCGAGGACTATGACATTGTTGAAGTAATTCCGGTGTCTGACCCCAACGCCTCGACGATGGCTCAGCGGGTTGTGCAGTATCAGGCAGCGTTGCAGTTAGCACAGGGCGCACCGCAGTTATATGATCTGCCTCGCCTACATAGACAGATGCTTGATGTGCTTGGTATCCCCAACGCAGACAAACTTGTTCCCCTGCCAGACGATCAGACACCCAAAGATCCTGTGACTGAGAACATGAATGTCTTAAAGGGTACGCCGCTTAAAGCCTTTATTTATCAGGACCACCAAGCGCACATCACAACCCATATGACGTTCTTACAAGATCCCAAGATCATGGGGACGATTGGGCAGAACCCGTTGGCGCAACAGATTCAGTCTTCTATGATGGCGCACGTCGCTGAGCACTTGGGTTATGCCTATCGTCAGGAAGTTGAACAGCGTGTGGGTGCACCGTTACCCGGACCTGAGCAGAAGATCTCTGAAGCCGAAGAGTTGGCTATGGCTAAGTACGTAGCAGAAGCAGCCCAGCAAGTGTTGCAGATCCATCAAGCACAAGCTGCACAGCAACAAGCACAGCAGATGGCAGCAGACCCACTTGTTCAGATGCAGCAGCAGGAGTTGCAGATCAAGGGTATGGAGCAGCAGCGCAAGGCACAGAAAGACGCTATTGATGCACAGATTGCAGCGCAAAGACTTCAAGTTGAGCAGCAGCGCATAGCCGTCGATGCGCAGAAAGAAGGTATCAAGCTTCAGAATCAGAACCAACAGAACGAACGCAAGATACAGGCTGACTTGATGAAGTCACAGATGAAGCGGGGTAGATGATGACTTATGAGCGGCAGATGCTCGACCATTTATTTAATAAGCTCAAAGAGCGTGAGCGAGAAGTGAGTGATTCCATGATTGATGGTGGGTGTAAAGATTTTGCGGAATATAAGCATTTGTGCGGCGTAATCCAGGGTCTGCGACGCGCAAAGATGGAGGTACAAGACCTTGTGCAACGTTATGAGGAATTTGAAAATGATTGATACAGCACAAGCTGTTATCGAGGACGTGCAACAGAAGGCAAAACAATTGCCGATGCCGAGAGGCTACAAGATTCTGTGCACGATTCCTAACTACGAAGAAAAGTTTGACAGCGGGATTGTTAAAGCAGATGTCACCATCAAGCACGAGGAGTTGTTGACCAATGTGCTGTTTGTGGTGAAGTTAGGTGAGCTTGCTTATGCCGATCCTTCTAGGTTCCCCACAGGGCCGTGGTGTAAGGAAGGCGATTTCATCTTAGTTAGGGCCAACACAGGTACCCGCATCATGATTCATGATCGGGAGTTTCGCTTGATTAACGATGATTCCGTTGAAGCTGTTGTGGAAGATCCACGCGGCATTCGACGTGCAGGATGAGGTGAACCATGGATAAAGCAGAGTTTAAGTTTCCTGATGAAGTACAGGATGAGCCTAAAAAAGAGGTAAAGGCTAAGGAAGAAACCGACATTGAGATTGAAGTCGTTGATGACACACCTCCTGA